CATGAATTATAAAGGAATATAAACCATGGCACTAGTTTCACCAGGAATTCAAATTTCCATTAATGATCAGAGTCAATTCGTTAACAGTAACGTGGGCTCAGTACCGCTTGTACTATTGGCAACAGCTCAAGATAAAACATACAATAATGCAGCCGCCACAGGTACTAGTAAAGCCAATGCTGGTAAGTTGCTGTCGTTTACTAGTCAGAGAGATCTAGTAACAGCAATGGGTACACCTTCGTTCCAATTGAGTTCTGCAGGTACACCAATCAATGCTAGCGAACTCAACGAATATGGACTACTAACCGCATACAGTGCATTGGGACTGGGCAATCAGTTGTACGCAATACGTGCAGATGTTGATCTAGCTCAACTTACCGGAACATCGACTCGTCCAGTGGGCACAGTTCCAGATGGTAGTTTATGGTTAGATACTGCCAATACAGAATTTGGAATTTATTCATTAGATGCAACAACATCAATGTTTGACCACGTAAGCCCATTGATCATTACAGATGTCAATCAAGTCAGTTATATTACCTATGCTGGTACTCCTAACGTACCAACTCCGCTTACATCAGTTGGTAAACCACATGATCATGCATTGGTCGCAGTCAACACCGCAGCTCATCCATTGAATCAAATACGTTTGTTTGCCAAAACTGACGTTGATTCAGTTACAGTGGCCACTGGCGGCCCAGGTCCCAATGTATGGGTCCAAGTTGGTTCTCCAGAGTGGCAGTTGTTCCTAAGAACAGTAGAAGGAACCACAGTTCCATCATTCACTGGGTCCACTAATACTGTCACTGTCAACACAGTATCGGTCACATTCACTGTATCTGGCGGCATTGCTGCATTTGCTGCAGCAATTAACTCGGCAAGTGTGCCCGGGGTCAAAGCCAAGGTCACTGCCGCAGGAAAACTTAATCTATATGTAACTTCAGCGGCCAAGAGCAACGGATCAACTATTGATGGAAAATTGGTACTAACAGATGATGGCACTTACACACCATTCAGCAAATGTGGCATTGATGTAACCAAGTCTTACTACGCACCTTATTTCTTCTACGGCAGTTATGCTCAACAACCCAGCGGTGGTTGGTTCTCTACAGATACTCAACCACGCCCTTCAGGCAGTATTTGGTGGAAAACCAGTGCAACGGGCACAGGATTTAATGCTGCATTGAAAAAATACAGCTCGTCATTGAATACATGGCAATCAGTTTCGGCACCATTGTACAGTGCCTATAATGATTCAATTTATGGTCTAGACCCAGTGGGTGGCGGTGCAAACATCACGCATGGACAGGTCATTGCCAACTATGCTGTTGGTGATACAACTTATAACATGTTGGCATTTGCTCAACAAATTACCAGTGGCGATACCACTGCTACTGTGGCAACTGGAGATGTTCCAGCTGATTCAACAAACATCACTGGAGCTATGAGAATAGTATCTACATCGCCAGGAACAAGCACTTACACAACCACAACTGTTACCTTGTCTGGAACAACATCTGCTAGTTTTGTCAGTGATATATTATCAGCTGAAATACCATACGTTAATGCCAGATTGAACAATGATGGCACCATCAGTTTAATACACACAACTGGTGGCCAGATTTATTTGGTCAATACCAGCGGAACCCCGTTGCAACAGGCAGGATTTGTACAAAATTCATCGTTGCCCAAACCATATCAACGTACTAACTATACAGTTACTACTGCCACAGGCAATGTTGGTGTTACCAATTGGTATCGAATCGATGATGATATACAATATAAGTCTTCTACCCCATATAGCAATCCAGCTGACGGACGACTATGGTATTACAGCAATCCAGCCGAAGTTGACATCATGATCAACAACGGAACTGCATGGAAAGGCTATCAAACAGTGACATCAGATGCCCGTGGATACAACTTGTCATTGACTGATCCACTGGGGCCTATCGTTAGTGCATCAAGACCAACTAGCCAAACTGATGGCACCCAATTGGTTTCAGGAGATTTATGGTTGGACACTAGTGATTTGATCAACTATCCATCACTGTATCGTTGGAACGGAACAAGCTGGATATCAATTGATAATACAGATCATATATCGTCAAATGGAATTATTTTTGCTGACGCACGTTGGGCAACTAGTGGCACAACTGACACAGTTACCGATGATATTCCAACGATTACGAGTCTTTTAACATCCAATTATTTGGATTTAGATGCTCCAGATTACAGATTATATCCAAAAGGTACATTGTTGTTTAACACACGTCGCAGTGGATATAATGTTAAGAAATTTGTCAGCAACTATTTTAATGCGATTAGTTACCCCAATGACTCTTTGCCCACTGTTAAAAGTGCATGGGTAAGCGAAAGTGGATTAGATGAGAATGGTGCACTAAAGGGCGGATCAAAAGCACAACGTGCAATTGTTGTGGCAGCATTACAAAGTGCCGTTGACAGCAACATTGACGCACGTGAAGAAACATATCGCTTTAACTTGCTGTGTGCACCTGGTTATCCAGAACTGATTGATAATTTGGTCATGTTAAATGATGATCGTTTGAGTACAGGTTTTGTTATCGGTGATGCTCCGATGACATTGGAACCAACTGCAAGTGCATTGAGTGCATGGAGCAACAACTCAAACGGAAATGGGTTGGCAACGGCCAGTCCATATCTAGGTGTTTACTATCCATCTGGTCTATCAAATGATTTGGCTGGAAATACTGTTGCAGTTCCTGCAAGTCATGCAGTACTACGCACATTCTTGTACAATGACAATGTAAGTTATCCATGGTTTGCACCAGCTGGTGTACATCGCGGACTGGTCAGTAACCTAAATGATATTGGTTATGTCAATGCATCCACAGGTGCATTTGTACACAATGGTGTTAATCAAGGCTTGCGTGATACATTGTATAATCTATCGATTAATCCAATTTGCCAGTTGCCTGGCACAGGACTAGTTGTATGGGGACAAGAAACACGTTCAGGAACATCTACCTCTAGAAATAGAGTCAACGTGGTTCGTTTGGAAAATTATCTAAGAACAATATTCAAATCTATTGCCAATGGCTTTATGTTTGAACCAAATGACGCAATTACCCGTAAGACCATTGCAACACAGATTGAAAGTGCATTACATGATGTACTAAGCAAGCGTGGATTATATGACTTCTTGGTAATTTGTGACACAAACAACAACACATCAAGCACTATTGCTAACAATCAACTGTATGTTGACATAGCTATTGAGCCAATGCGTGACGTCGAGTTTATCTACATTCCAATTGCATTGTACAATCCAGGTACAGTGGCCAAATTGGGTGCGGCAAACACCTAAGATAGTGGATAAATAAGAATAACAGGAGAATAATATGGCAGTCGCATCGTTAAGTAAATTTACAGTACCCCTAGCAAATAGTCAGAGTGCAGATAGTCAAGGTCTATTAATGCCAAAATTAAAGTATCGTTTTAGAGCGAACTTTATCAATTTTGGTGTTAGTACCCCAACTACTGAATTGACCAAGCAAGTGGTAGATATCAAGCGTCCAAACGTAAACTTTAATCCAATTACACTTGACGTTTACAACAGCAAGGTATTCTTGCAAGGTAAGCCAGAATGGCAAGAGACATCAGTTAATCTAAGAGATGACAGCACAGGATCAGTTGCTCGACTAGTTGGCGAACAGATTCAAAAGCAATTTGACTTTTTGGAACAGTCAAGTGCCATTGCTGGCATCAACTACAAATTTCAAATGACATTTGAAGTACTAGATGGCGGTAACGGCAACACCATGCCCGGCATACTTGAAGCATGGGAATTAGACGGTTGCTTCTTGAGCAGTGTTGACTACGGTGATATGGCATACAACAGCAATGATCCTGCTCAAATTATGCTGAATATCAAATTTGATAACGCAGTGCAAACAGCTGGTGCTTCGGCCACTAGAACAGTTATTACACAGACTCCAGGACAGTCAGTTAACTAATCATTGATGACGACTATTTTCAACCCGGCATTAAAAAGCCGGGTTTTTTAATGAATAAATAACTGTATGAGCAATAATTATCTTTTAAAGTCAGATGCCACGATGACAGTACGAGATTATCGTCATGCGGCACGAATCTTTACTGATGATAATTTTAGACTAAGTCCCAAATATGGATTTTTATTCTACGTAGAATTTGACTTTAATCCTCTCATCACCAGCATCAGTAACAATGCGGCTCAAGAATTGGGCATGATTGTAAAAAGTGCAACTTTGCCCAAGTTCACTATTGATACAAAAGTACACAATGCCTACAACAGAAAAAATATTGTTCAGAACAAAATCAATTACGATGCAGTAACCATTGTGTTTCATGATGATCAAGCAGACAATGTAAGAAGTTTCTGGTATGACTACTACAGTTACTTTTATCGTGATCCAGACTATGCAGATGCAACTTATGCTGCACAGCACAAATATCAAAGTCGTCCAAGTTTCGACTGGGGCTATAGCCCACGCCCAGCAGTGGGATACAATAACTCAAACAGTACACAGCCCTATCAATACATTCAATCGATACGCATCTACAGTTTGTATCAAGGACAATTCAGTGAATATCAATTGGTCAACCCCATAATCACAAGTTTTAAACACGGGGATCATGTCAACGGTGAAAATAATTTATTGACTCACGAAATGGCAGTGCAGTACGAAACAGTAAAATATCTAACTGGATATGTGACTCGCAACAACGTGGGCGGATTTATTGATCTACACTACGACACTAGTCCCAGTCCATTGGGGAAATCGGCTGAGGTGTCGGACACCATCACTGATCTTGCCAACAATGCAACAGCAGTCAATCCTGCATTACGCACCAACAGTGCATTGCTCAGCACACAACTGAACAAAGCTCAATCAACTGCCAGTGCATTTGGCGGAGTCACTGGTATGACATCGGCATCTATTGCCAACAGCGGTGGTATAAGGATTCCGGGATTTGGCAGTCTTGCCCAGGGAGCTACCAATGCAGGTACTATTAGTCAGCAGTTGCAGTCGGCAGCAACGGGCATTGTTGGAAGTGCAACGGCCTCGTTGGCAAACGGTATAACAGGCGGAATTGCAAAGGGTCTTGGTAAGAATGGAACGGCATATGTTGGTCT